ACAAAATGTGGCGCACTATCCTCTTTTTCTTTATGGACAGTCTATTGTATTTAGAATTGCTAAATTATTAGCAGATAAAAAAATAGGAATTCCCACTACTATAGAACGAATGTGGTTTAATATAACCAACAGCGGAGAAAAAAGTCAGCATAAGTTACATACCGACTCAGAATCTTCTCAAACTAAATCAATTGTTTTATTTTTAACACCTCTTTGGCAACCTGATTGGAGAGGGTCTTTCTATGTTGATGGGGAAGAATTTAAATTTAAACCAGGTAGTGCTGTAATTTTTAATTCAAATGAATATCATCAAGGTGAAGATGTTTTATCTCAGACATATAATTGGCAGAGATTAACGTGTAATATTCTTGTTAAAAATTATGGTGATGTATAAGAAGTAGGTCTTGAACCTTTTTCAGATTCTGGTCTTTCGTCTCCATCCCAATCAGCTTGTAATTGAGCTAAGTGTGCAACATCCCATTTATCTATAAATTGAGATCTAAAATCTCCTAAATTAGATTCTGCCCAAGTTTTGTTTCTTGCCAAAGGTCCTGGTACCATTTCTATGCAATCATTGTGATCATTGCCATCATCTACATATTGAATAGCATGTATATCATTCCATTTTGAATCAGTCCAAAATGAATCATTATCAATAATGTATCTTTGTGGCCACCCATCTTCATTTTTTACAGACTGATTAATAATTTGTCTGTCGTCAAAAATTACTGTCCATTTTACATTTTTTAGTGCCATATTTATTCTCCTTACGTTTTAATTACATACAATACTGTTAAGTATGGTTGTAACACTGATGTTGAATCTCCTGTAAATGTCGCACTCATATTGTGAGAGTGACCTCCGCCACCTCCAGTTGAACCTGTACCTGCAGCTGATGCTCCACCTTGATACGGCGGACCTACGTTATATTGTGCCGCACTACTTGCTCCCCCTGGGTGAGAGTGAGAAGGTATTTCCGGAGTTGATAATGTATGGTTTGCTGTTGATCCTCCAACGTTTCCAGTAGCTTGAACTGTGTTTGCTCCACCAGTTGAAGCTAATGCTTTATTGTTAGATTTAGAAACTGCTACGTTATCTTGTAAATCAGGTACGTTAAAAGTACTTGCTCCGTCTCCAACTCCATAAGTAGTTGAGACAATTGCAAATAATGCAGAGTAAGTTGATCTTGAAACAGCTTGACCATTACACTCTAAGAAACCTGTTGGTACAGATGCAGTAGACCATGGAACAATAGTACCTGTAGGAATTCCTTCGATACCTGTAAGGTTTGCACCAGAAAAATCGTATTTTGTAGCTTCGTAATTTGACATAATATATTATCTCCTATTTCTCCGTGTAAGTCCACCCAGTAGTAGCATCACCAGAAAAAACTAATGTAAAAGCTGCTCCTTGAGTATTAACTGTTAAATTAGATGCTGCATTAGCAATGTTAGAACTATTTCTACCAACCACTAAAGCATTTGAATTAAAATCATAACCTTGATCAACAAATGTGACCATGTCCCCTGTAGCTGGCGACGCTGGAAGTGTCGCCGTGACTCCTCCACCATTTGTATTTACTAAAAGTTGAGCACCTGCTTGAACTGTTTCGGCAGCAGAAATTGCTCTCCATACTTTATTTTCTTGTGCTTTATACACATTAGTTCCGTCAGACCATAATTGATATGTATGACCTTCACATAAAAGAATTCCTGTTCCAGAAGTAGTTTTGAAAGTTAGAGTGTAACTTGCGTGATCACATGCATCCCAAACTGTGTATGATTTTTCTACAGAATCTGGAATAGTAACATTAACGTTTGCAGCTAATGTACCTGTTAATTTTATTACTTCGTTTTTTCCATTAGAAACTGCACCATTAGTAAAAGTTAATGCTCTACTAGAGTCTGTTACGTTAAACGCATCATAACCACCAATAGCTTGTTCTAATATTAATAAGTTAGTATTTGTAATTTGTCCCCAAGTTCCCGAGTTTTCACCGGTTGCTTGAACTGTAAGTTTTAGACTTGCTGATGTCGAGTTAGCCATTTTTAATTCCTTATATATTCATATTATTAAATAAAGTGGTTTCTGTCAAACCTCTTTATGCAGCTACATCCTGCCATCCAGGGGGATCTATTGGTGCTGAACCAGTATCTACTTCATCCCAAATTAAAGCACTACCACTTCCTACGGCTACAGTCAACCCAAATCCAGTTGGAATTATAACTGCATTTGCTACAATAGTTGTACTTGTACCTAAAGCTGCTGTTAAACCAAAACCTGTAATAGTGGGAAGTGTATTTGCCTCTAACGTAGCTGTTCCTAATGCGGCTGTTAATGCTTGTCCTGTAGGACTAACAACATGATCTGCTACACCGGCTACAGTACCTAAAGCGGCAATCATGAAATTGCCTTGAATCATTGCATCAGGTGCAGGGTCTACATTACCTAAAGTTAATTGTGCTACATTTAAAGTATTGGCCGTAATAGTTGCATCGGCTTGAACTGTTTCAGTTCCGAGAGCTGCGGTTAAAGCTTGACCTGTTACACTTACATTTGCCCAATCTCCTTCAGCGCCCCAAACCCATTGACCCCAAAAATATCTACCCCAACCTGATTGGTTATAGGCTTCAATATTTCCGAGAGCCATCGTTGCAAGGTTAGTACTTAACATTGCATCAGGGCCCGCGTCTGCGTTTGCGAGTGTAGCTGTTAATGCTTGACCTGTTGGATAACTACTAGTAGTTCCGGTGACTTGTTGTGGAGCAGATAGTGCTGCTGTTAATGCTTGACCAGTGGGAATATTAGTATAGTCGGCACTACTTGTTTCATTACCCAAGGAAGCACTTAATGCTTGCCCTGTTAAACTAACTGTAATATTACCAAGTGAACCCCAGGTACCAAATCCCCAGGTAAGCCTATTCCATCCTGCTGACATAGGAAGTTACCTCCCTACTAACCCGATATTCTTAGTATCGCTGCTGTTGAAGTTGCTGCTGGAAATTGAACTGTGAAAGTACCAGAAGTTGCTGTTTTATCTCCTCCAAAATCTAAAACACACACCGCTGACTTTGTAGTTGTTGATGATGTATTGTAGATTAAAGCTCCTCTAGCTGTCAGTGTAACACCTGTAAAAGAAAGGTCGCCAAAATCAACTCTGGCTACACCTGCTGTCATAGAAGTTCCTGAATTAACAAGAGCTCCACCGCCTGCTGCGTAAGTTCCACTGTTAGAAACTTCGTTACCAGTTGTGTATGAAGTTGTTGCTGAGTTTAGAGTAGCTGAAGAAGTATAAAGAGCTAACTTGTACTTATCACCACTACCTGATGAAAAGTTCGAATCACCTTCGAGCAATAACTTTTTAAAGTTGTTTGCAATTGCTTGAGTTATAGCCATTTTTATTTTCTCCTATTTTCCTATACGAGGAACACCACTTTGATATTCGTCTCGTCTTCTTCTTCCCATTTGTTCTATTGAGAAGCCTTCTATCACTTGTTTATACTTTCCTTCATATAATTGCAAGAGATCATTTGGCCCCTTTAGAAAAGAAAATGCTTCTATAAGGCATGCATACAAAAGTCCGTTGGGAAAGTTCAAACTTAAATATGTTGTAGTATTTGTACTAGATAAACCCGGAGGTTTCAAGATATAATTTAATTGAAGAGTATAAGTGGCATCAGGGATAGGGGCCACAACTATGGTATTATCATCCCATAAGCTATAGTATTTAGGAACTCCTTGAGCATTGGTAGGGTTAAATTCGGACATAAAACTAGTGTCTCTGTATTGTAAAAAATCCCTATTATCCGCAGCTCCTACACCATCAGAATCTACAACTTGTAGAGATCTAACCACTAGAGCATCCGTAGGCTCATCTATAAAACGAGTTCCTGCTATAAGCTGGGCTGTTTTATATCTACGTCCAGTATCTGTATCTACTTCTCTCATAATTCTCCACTCCGAATCTTCAATAAAACCATTAATGATAGCATCGGTTAAAACAGTTGAAGAGACTTCTGTGTAATTTCTAATTTTGTCAACTAATTCTGCATATGTCATATTATCTTTGTTGGAAATCCAATGGTCCTGCTAAGACTTGGAATCCTCCTCCTTTTGCGCTTGCTGATGCATTTGAAACTAAATTAAAAGTATAACTATTTTCTTGAGTTACAGTTGATGGTTGCCCAGCTTGCTTATGTGTTGTTTGTACCATAGTTATTGAATAACCTCCATAAACTTTTGCCCCTGAATCATGAGTAGTAGCAGTAGTATTTTTAGGTACTATTCCTCTAAATTGAGAATTTGTTCCTCTAACACACCCTGTGAAAGTATTTCCGGCATTTCCGCTATATCGAATAACTTCATTTTCATAAAAAGATGATCCAGTTGTTGAAGTCTTAATTTTTTCAATCATAAAAAAACCTGAACTTGGAAACGCTGAAGAATCTGCTACCGCAATACTTTTTGCGCTTGCTGTAATATTTGCAGATAATGTAGTTGTTAATTCTAAAGTAGAAACTGCTACTCCACCCACAGGTGATTTAACTTCCGTAAATCTTACAATATCATTATTTGATCTATTACTAAAAGGCTCTGAAACTGTAACTTGTTTAGATGCAGCTGCAGTGGTAAATGGATTTTTTGGTAAAAAATCTTGAGTCCCAAATTCTGTTCTAGCAGGTCTAGCTTGTTCTAGTCCTTGAGGATCTGCAACAAAAGGTTTTGGCTCTAATTGAGGTTGTTTAGGCTCATATTCAGAAACATGAACAAACGCTCCATTCCATTCAGTAACCATTTGTCTCCATGGAAATGCTAATCCACTTCGATCTGAAATTGCTAATGCGTATTTTCCTTTTGCAAACTTTGACATTAAATCTCCGGATAATAAGTTTTAGGTGAAATGTAAACACTCGCTGATGAACCATCTTCTTGTAAGGCTCTTAGTAATTCATCTTCGTATAATAATTTCATTTCTTGAACTCTTTGAGGAGCTTTTTTCTGAGCCATGTAATAAGCTAAACCTGCACACATACATGGTACAAATCTATTAACTACATCGGCT